GCATATTTACCAGGTATCCACCACCAGAAAGTTGTGCGGCCAGTTCAGGCCGGGCAGTGATTACACCAGATTGGAAAAATTGGTCTTGTTCCACGGAACGCTGAGCGGTATATGGTGCCCACCATTCAGGGATTTGCATATCAGCTAGTTTAGTTGCAGTTGTTGCATCTGCCATTATTTATCACTCCTTATTAATTCTTTCCAACAAAAAAGGCCCGCTTAGGTTGCGCTTGGGCAATCATTTGGCGTGCCTGTTCGGGATTGGTCGTATAAATCTGTTGCTGCTTGGTTAAGTTCCAAGCTCCTTCGGTCCAAGGATTGTCACCAGAAGCAACACTGTTGTTGCCACCGTTGCCGGTACTTGGTGTTCGATTGCCGGCCATCAGCTTTTGCGTGGCTGCCTGTACTTCCTTGTCCCGATACTTTTTAAGTAGGTCTAATCGTTGCGAAGTTTCATCATCATCAGCACCCATGACAAGCGGCATTAAGTCAATACTGATTCCCTTGTCTAGCAACATATTCTTGGTAGAAAACTCCCGCATCTTTTGATTTAGGTCTTCCCGCTGCTTAGCAAGTTCCTTTTCACGGTCTTGTTGTTCAGCCTTAGCCCGTTCATCGGCAGTCATCTTGGCCCGTGCCTCGGCCTTTTGGATAGCGTCTTGCTTATCCTGAGCCGCCTGGTCTTGAATGGCCTTGATACGGTCATCGGCCTTAGAACGTTCCTTGCCAATAGCAGTAGAAATCATATTATTAATAGCTGCTTGCTGTTCGTCGGTGAACGTCACTTGTGAGCCTTGTCCTTGGTTGTCTTGTTGCTCCGTTTGAGTTTCATCGACTTGATTTTGCTGATTCTGTTGTTCTTCGTTTTCCATCATTAAAACCTCCGTTTTACGCCCGTCGGCTAAATTCCGTTTAACCCCCGTCGGGTAGACCCGTCCGCTCTTTTACGCCTGACAGCACGTTTGAAGGCATGAAAAAAGCGGCTACCTTTCGATAGTCGCTAATGTTATTTTAATTCACTAATCATAGTATCTAAAATTATCAATGCTGTTGTTCCTGAAATGAATTTAACGACAGGATCTGCTTTCGTAACCAAAGTGGCAATTGCAAGTATTATCGTAAGCACTCGTATCACAGTAATTGAAATAACAAGCCATTTCATATCCGTTCCTCACAATCCCATATCTTCTAGGGCTTCCTTAACCGGAGTTTCGGCCGGAATGATATTGCAAGCACACCTGGGGTGGAACGGTGGCACATTAACGCCTATTACCATGTCATCAATTTTAACGATGGTGTTATTCATACCATCGCAGAACTTGCAGGTGTGTGGATTATTGCGGCTCTTCACCTTGACGTACTTGTAACCCATTAATTTGAACTGCTTTCCTGCTTCTCTTTCCTGAGCGGCCTTGGCCTCAGTCACATATATCCGCTCCACGTCTGCTTTGGTGTGCATATAGCGCTTCTGAACGGCTGTTTTCCACCCTTTTGAGTTGAAGTTCCATAGCTTATCACCCTCAAGGGCTTCTTTGGCCGCCTTTTTAAGAGACCGTGGGTTCATATGGTTAGCTACTTGGTAGTCGATGACCTTGTCCATGTCGATAGACAGGCTTTGCATATGCTTAAAGATGAGTGGCAGGGTGTCGGTGTCATTGCCTGACTGCACGGCCACCCGCATTAAAGCACGCCGCCTCAGCTGGGTGTTATACCCTTGTACTCCTCTACCAGTAAGCTGTGTCACCTTATCGACAATCTGGGCCTTTTGCTTAGCTAATCGACCGGCAACATCAAGCCCAAGCACAGCTATATTAATTCGGCTTGTGAGCTTTGCTACGTCCGTTTGTGTCTTATACGGTAAATTGTTCAGCAAGGCACCTAAAACGGCCTTCTGGGTGGGTGTGGTGGCCTGTGAGCGCAACTCACGCAAACTGGCAAAGACTTCTGCCACATCTGCCGGATCAGCAGCTGCATTCCACCGCAAACCGTTGTTAAAAAAGTGGTCAAGTGTAACTTCCTGCTTATGTTCGGCCCGCTCAACTGCTGCCCGAAGTTGTCGCACCCCTGGACTTTTCGGATTAAAAATCTTGTTGAGCTGGTCAAACCATTCCTGGTCCGTCATTACTTATCACCCTCGCCCTTGTCATCTTCCTGGCCTTGGTGGTCCACAACGGCTTGTTGACCCGTAGCAAACACGGTGCCAATGCCAGTGTCGCCGTTATCGTACTTGTCAGCCTGCTCGGCTTCGTACTTTTGCTGGTCCTCAATCCTCTGTTGCTCATCGTCAGCAGATACACCAGTAATCCGTTCGGCAATCTCTCGCAAGGTCTGCTGACTTTCAAGCTCTGGAATGCTAGACAAAACTTGTAGCAGTTGAGCCGTTGCGTCGTCATTCTTCGGCAAGTTCGGATCGAAGTTCGGCTTAATCATGTCGACCACTGATGGGACATCATTCGTACCAGGTAAAGCATTGATTTTGTCCCAGTAGGCCACGCAAGCGCTCAAACGGGCACGAAGGCCACGCTTGTATAATGACTCTTGAATTTTTCGTTCCTGGTCACTCCCCCAGAGCTTGTAAGACATCGCCACACCGGAAGCATTGGAAGCGAAGTTTGGATCATTGACATTCGGCGTGTTGGTATACTTATGCACCTCGTTAATCAAGAAGTTTACATAGGTCTGCCATCCGTTAGCGTCATACTGCTTAGTGACGTACTGAAGCGTTGGATTGACGATTTGCCGCTGGCCGTTTAAACCGGTGCTTACCACATATGGCTTCAAGTAGAACATTCGATTGCTTGGCTTGATGTTCGGGTGTGCCGGCTCAAGAATAACTGGTTGCCCGTCCTTACCCAGCACCTTTTTGCCTTCTTTATCCAGCAAATACTTAGGTTCCGTCATGTCGGCAAACTTACCAGTGATGACCATCGCCGCCGCGTTGAAGTCCTCTTGAAAGTTAGCCATCGTTGAAATGGCCTTGTCCAGGGCGTCTAGCTGGTCCAGTTCCGTTTCCCAGTCGCCTGTGCGCTCGTCATTGTTCTTGTACTCTGTGAGCGGCACACGGCCAAAGAATAGTGTCTCCTTGCTGTCAAACTGCACAGCTTGTTCCGGCGCGTTGGTCTGTGGTAATCCACCGTTTGAGTGGTAATGGAACAGCATATTATCAGTGTAGATCTCATACTGCTCTTGTAAGTCATCATCAAGCACACCGGTCTGATAGTAGCGGACAGCAAACAACGGCTTAGCCTTGATGGAATCGTCATACACGACAAACGCCGTTGTGGGGTCTACCTTAGCCAAGTTGAGCGTCGTTTCACCCTCATTGACGTAAACCAGATCATAAGCCCGGCCAGTGATAGACAAGTCCTTTTTCAGCATCTCATCAGTATATGGCGCATTAGCAGCTTGATTGTAATGTTGGATCAAGTCGTCGAGCGTTTCTGCCGTTGATTCTTGCTGGTCATCGCCCTTGACGACCTTGTACTGGATGTCGTTGCCCATAAAGTAGCCGACCCTGATATTAGTGATATACCGGGCAAAGCTAGACGCTACTTGGTTATGAGCATTTTCGGGATTGGGTGACCCTTCCCATGACTTGATACGGTTCTCGGCCAGATAGTAGTCGAACAGTTCTTTCAAGCGCGGCACTTCATGATCCACGTGGTGCCGGATAAACTTGTAAGCCACGTCGTACAACGCCATTGGATTGTCACGAACGGCATTAAAAAAGCCAATCGGCATTTTATACTCCCGATTGGCTTCTAAGTCGAAACGATGTGTTTTTCGCTTACCAATAATCACTAAATATCAACTCCTAACTTCCGTGCAATGTGATACTGATCACCCCAGTCCACACCAGTTGAACCATCGTAAAGGTCCATATACTGGCGAACGGCATACCTCAGGGCGTCCATTGCGTGGTTATTCTCGTCCTTGGGCCGGTTCAACGTGTTCCCGATGTTGTCAGTATCGAAAACGTAGTTGTTGAACTCATTCCACACGTTCTTGCACTTTGGGTGTACGTGGATTTTGTACTGCCACAGTTGGTCAATTCCGGCCTCTATGGGCGTTTTAGCAACTGACCGGGCATTATCAATTCCCAGGTCGACAAGCTGCTGTGTGCGCTCTGGTGAAGCAGAATCAGCATAGATAGTGGCGTGCTGATAGCCATTCTTCTTGAGCCACTCGGCCACATGTGGTGTTGTCTGGTGGTAGGTATACATTTCGTCGTAGATCCAGATGTCTTTTGTATCCGGATTGATAGCAAGCGCCACAAAAGCGTTGGGGTCCTCACCAAAGCCATAGTCAAGGCCGAAGCCAGCATGGCCGCACTCGGTCAGCTTTTCTTGCGGGTCAAAGTCGACCTTTTCGACGTTATCCTCAAAGACTAGCCCCTCACTTACGCCCCAATCGCCGTCAGCAGCCACCTTAGCGCGTCTGGGGTTAGTCTTGTATAAATCTAGGTAACGCTGTCTATCCTCGTCATCGAGCCATTCATTACATCTGAACGTGGTGGTTTGCGCAAAAACGTCAGCTTTCCGGGTTTCCTTGTCGAAGAATGTCCGTTTGAGCCAGTGCTGCCCGTTCCATGGATTGAACGTCAGCGTAATTTGCTTAAAAGCACCAGGCGCGTCAATCCGCCCACGAATGGACTCTTGCAATGTTTCGAGTTTGTCAGCATTCTCAATTTCGTAAGCCTCTTCCACCCAGACAAATGACAGATAACCATGTGTCACGGTGATAGACGTCAGCTTTAAGGCTTTATCAAGCCCACGAAAGATAATCCGCTGGCCTGTTGGTTTATACACGATTTCAGGCATTGACGGATTGCACTTAAAAAGGTGCTCAGCATGGAAGCGATTGATTGCCCAACACAAGTCAGAATAAGTAGACTGTCTATTTGTGTTTGAGTAGCGCCGCACCACCAGTAAATTAGACCAGGGATACTTCATCAAACGATAGATCATGTTGAGTGCAGTAGTCTTAGACTTCTTGCTTGCCCGTGAGCCCTTTACCACTCGGTAGAAGTGCTTGTCGTGCCAAAAATCATAATAGCCACCGCCCACAATTTTACTTAGACTTAGTGTCTTTTCCATCGTCCTCATCCCCTTTCTGATCTGTGTCGTCTTCTTTATCCGGCTTCAAGTCGTCAGTGAAGACAATCTTAGTAAGACCCTCTTCACCACTTTCCAGCCGCTTAGTTTCAGCCTCAATGCGCTTAACCTCGGCTTCAGTCTTGTCGGCTTGGGCTTCAT